CCAACGGCCGTCTGCGGAGGCAGGGGACCAGACTGAGAAGCCTGTTCCTAAGCCAGCGTTTAGGGCTGTCTGGATCATACGAATGATCATTTCACGGTCGATTTCGGCCTGCAACTCATACGACATAGCGTTGGTGAGTTCGGTATCGATATCAATGCCGTTCATGTTCTTAAGATCCTGCTCGAGTTCAACAGACCAGCGGGCGGCGAGCCTACGAGTACCAGCCTCAACGGCTGTCTTTTCGAAGCTAACTACGACCTGGGGAATGTTTGAGGTTAACTCAAAGTTGGCTAGCAACTGAGCAACACCTTGATCCTGAGCTTTTACGGAGAAGAAACTGTTACCCGAGAGGGCAGCAGAAGAAACACCAGTAAAGCGTGAATCGAGGTATTGGTAACCTAATTCGGCACCGTCGGACTGACTCTGAGGACCACCAGCGAGAGCTCCTGAGGCTAGAGAGCCATCAAGACCTTTTGCATTAGTAGCACCGAGAGCAGTACCTTCGTACTTATAACGTAGAGCAAAAGCGAGACCTACAGGACCGCTCATGGGCTGAACACCAACGATTTCGTTAGTGATCAACTCAGGGAACGTACGGCGGATCATCGGGATTAGAATCTTCGGAAGACGCGAATCGTTAGGAGCATAAGCGCTGTCATTCTGGGAAGGGAACTGATTACCGAAGGCACCAGCATTGATTTGGCCATTGCTGAATACTCCGGGGGTTCCACCAGCGACGTTGCTAGCTTCGAAACACCACTTCTCTTGGTTTTCCAAAAGGATGGCGGTGTTCAAACGAGTGTGATCATCTTCAATCGCGGCAACATTGTTCGAAGAGTAATCCAATACTGGACCCCATTTTTCGAGCAATACTTTCGCGCGAGACTCATCGATGTAAGCCTGTGTAGGACGAATTTGTTTTGACATATAATAATAATTTCCTATGTAACTTGTCGACCTTTTATAAACTATTCAGGGGCAGAGCCCTCAATTAAATCTTTATTAAAAAATTAGTATTTTTTAAGCTCGCTCATGTAGAGGCCAAACGCGGGGGCTGCTTCTTCATTTGCGGGCTCAGAAACCTTCTCTTCAATAACAGGTCTGTCAACGTTAGTTGATACAGATTCTGTTACGGCTTCTGTCTTAAGATTCGAAAGCCGCTCTTCTTCAGTTTTCTCAAATAAATTGAGTGTGTAATCAAAGTTTTCCTTAATGAAATCAGCTGACTTACCATCTAACATTTTCTTCATGTAAGTCTTCTTATCTTCATCGAGATTAGAAATTTTTCCTTCTAAGACAATCTTAGAAGTTAACTTCTTATTCTCTTCAGTTAACTTTGTAACCTGCTTATTAGCGGCTTCAAGCTGACTAGCAGCTTCATCAATTTTTGTCTTTCCATCAACAATAGCATCGCGAATATTATCTTTCGCGAGAATCATGTCAACAGAAAGAACCTTGCGAAGATCTTCGAGAAGCCCAACAGCCCTCTTGTTCTTCACAGCTTCATTAATAGCAGTAGTAGGTAATTTCTCATCGATATAAAGATCGAGGAATTTACTTACTTTGTCTACCATAGAAGATTTAAATGCAGCGGCTTCTTTGTTTAGCGCCGCTTCATATTTTTCAACAACAGTCTTAAGCTTCTCAGCGCGATCAGCATCAATAGCTTCAACAACTTTTTTGAGCTTATCTGTATGATCAGTATCGATAGCTTCAACAAGTGTTTCAAGCTTCTTTGAATAATCAGCATCTTGTTCTGACAAAGCTTTTTCAACATGTAATTGTACTCTTTCATTTACTGTAGTATTAAAAGCGGCTTCGATTTCCTTAAGAACATCCTCTGTAAGAATATCCTTGGTTGCTTCTCTAAGAACGCTCGATATATTGTTGTTTTCCATATTAAAAAATGTTTTCTTTTAGAGCGTTAGCCATCTTAGCTTTAAGCTTCGATTCGATAACGTTCTGTAAATATTTATTGGCCTCGGAATAATTTTTTTGGGAAATTGAGCGTAAAAACTTAATTATTTCCGAACTTTCATTAACCTTGCTTTTAGCAACTTTATTGGCCATATTATTATTTATCTTACCTTTGAGTGTTTTCTTCTCTTTTTTCAT